TGCAGGTGTTGAAGGTGGAGACTTGCCAACATTGGGAACTGATGCAATGCCACCTGAAAGGTAATCAATGAGAGCATACAAAGTCACAGTTACAGATGCAGCAACCAGTCTGATTGCAGCAGACAATATTAACCGTGTCGCATACATCAACATTGTTGGCAATCAGACGATAGCAGTTGGAAATAGCAGCGTCACATTTGATACTGGTTTGCAACTTGTAAAACATTCCGCACCTATTCATATTGATGTTCCGCTTGGTGAAACCTTGTGGGGTATCTGCACGACAGGGCAAACAGATGATGTTCGTATTCTGTTGCCAGATAGCGATTGATCATGCCTTACGGAATATCAGCGAACCAATCTGATTGTTCTAATTGGGCTGCAGTAAAGATTGAATCAGATGGTTCAGCAACCACATTGGATTGTTACGAAACAAAACAGGATGCCATTGATCGCATGGTGGCACAGTCGTTGGCTGAAGGTTTAGAACCTGCAGGTGAAGTTGGACAACGCAAGATGAGCAAACGCAATGAGGAAATGGTTGCGTTCATTGATTCAGCAATTATGTTGCTGATGCAAGCAAAGTCATCCTATGAATCTGAGGAGATGGAGGATGAGGATGAGATGGAAGGTGAACCAGAGGAAATAGTTGAGGAAGCAGAGTTGCGTGCAGTTGATATTTCTGCACCAGCGTTCATGCGTGCATCAGCAAAGCGTGGTTTGGCATTGCACGAACAAGGTTTATCTGGTGATGGTCTTGTTCCACAGACTGTTGAGGATGCACGCAAAATGGCTGCAGGTCAGATCACTGAAGCAAAATGGCGCAAGATTGGTGCATGGATTGCACGCCATATCAACGATCTGGATGCTGTGAAAGGTGATGAAATCACAGCTGGTTTGGTTGCAATGCTTCTTTGGGGAGGCGGATCAACGAAAGCATCTGCACGCAGAGCGCAAGAATATGCAACCAGAGTTGTTGAAAAACTAGATGGAGAACGAGCTGCAGCACCAGCGAAAGATCAGATTTTTGGAAGCGATAAAAATCCTTCAGGTTCTGCAAAAGATCAAGGTGGGGATATCACTCTTAATGATTCAACTGAGAAAGCTTTACAGAATAAAGCAGATGAACATAACGCCAAAATGAAAGAGGAAGGAAAACCTGATTGGACACGGGTGCGTGTGAACGCTTTGAAGTCTGTTTATAGGCGTGGTGCTGGCGCTTTCTCTGTATCGCATAGACCAAATATGACTAGAGGACAGTGGGCAATGGCTCGTGTCAATGCGTTTCTGTATCTATCTGCGAATGGCAAACCAGAAAATGCCAACTATGTTAATGACAACGACCTGTTGAACAGTGACCATCCAAAGTATTCTGAATCAGAATGATTATGCTTATCGGTATAGAAAGATTTATTTAGGGATAGTAAGGTGGAATTATGAGCGAACTTGTGCAATGGGTAGCGACTGAAGTTGATGAGAAGCGCAGCATTGCGTATTCCAACCTTGAAGTTCGTTCAGAGAATGAAGGCAGAACGCTCATTGGTTATGCAGCTGTGTGGGATTCACCATCTGAATATATGGGGTTCACAGAGTTTGTTAAGCGTGGTGCGTTTAGCAAAACATTGAATGATGGTGCAGATGTGCGTTTGCTGATTGACCATGAAGGCGTACCATTAGCTCGTTCTAAGTCTGGCACTCTTGCACTTGAGGAGGATGATCGTGGTTTGCGTGTTGAGGCAGAACTTGATCCAATGAATCCTGATGCTGCAAGGATCATTTCAGCAATGAAGCGTGGTGATCTTTCACAGATGAGTTTTGCATTTCGCACCATCAAAGACAACTGGAACACAGATCGCTCTGTTCGTGAACTTCGTGAAGTCCAACTGTTTGATGTGAGTGTTGTTACATTCCCTGCCTATGAGCAAACTGTTGCAGAGTTGCGCAAGAGAATTGAACCTGTTACTATCGCACCAGTTTCTACTTTGAGCCTGAGAAAAAATCAGGTTGCTTTGCAGAAACTTCGCAGCCGTTAGACAGCCGACTTAATAAGTCACTGACCTCCTAACACTGAAAGGAAAACACACACACAATTCAGATGATCTTTGGAGGTCATATGTCATTCAGTAAATCCCTAATTGAAAAGCGTGATGCTGCGCTTGCAAAGGCAGAAGCCATTGTTGAAGCAGCACAGGCAGAAGCCCGTGAACTTTCACCAGAACAAGATGCAGAAATTGCTGCATCATTGAATGAAGTTCGTTCACTTGATGAGCAGATTGCAACCCACAGCGAACTTGAAAAGCGTTCGGCAGAAGCTGCAGAACTCCGCAAGGAAAAGAAGTTTGATGCAGCAGTTGCACCAGCCGTAGTTAAGTCTGAGGCTCGCACCTACTCACCAAACGGTGAAGCATCATTTATTGCTGACGCTTACGCTGCACAGTTCAACAACGACTTTGCTGCGAAAGATCGTCTTGCCCGTCACATGAACGAGGAAAAGATTGAACGCCGTGATGTGACCAGCGCAAACTTTGCTGGTTTGGTTGTTCCACAATTCCTCACCGACTTGGCTGCACCATACGCTCGTGCAGGCAGACCAACCGCAGACATTGCTCGTAAGCATCAGTTGCCTGCAGCAGGTCTGACTCTCAGCATCAGCAAGGTAACCACTGGTTCATCTGTTGCTGCACAGAGCGAAGGCGCATCAGTTTCTGAAACCAACATGGATGACACCAAGTTGGATATTTCAGTGAACACTTATGCAGGTCAGCAGAATGTGAGCCGTCAGGCACTTGAGCGTGGCACTGGAATTGACAGTCTCGTTATGGCTGATCTTGTTTCCGCATACCACACTTCATTGAACACAGCAGTTGTTGCTGAACTTCTTGCATCAGCAGGACAGTCAGTCACTTACACTGACGCATCACCAACAGTTGCTGAACTGTATCCAAAGTTGTTGGATGCGATTCAGAAAGTTCAGACCACCTTCTTTGGTGGGCCGAATGTGATCATCATGCACCCACGCCGTTTGGCATTTATCTTGGCTGCACTTGACTCAACCAATCGCCCATTGGCTGTACCAACTCCAGTTGCAATGAATCCAGTTGCATTTGGTTCAGGATCAGTTCAGTATGGAAACTCTGGTTACAGCATTGCTGGTCTGCCAGTAGTAACTGATGCAACTGTTTCTATCGCACAAGGCGCAGGAACAAACCAAGACACCATCTACATTGGCAACGCACAGGAACTCCACTTGTGGGAACAAGGTGCTGGTGAACCAATGATGTTGCGCTTTGAGCAACCAAAGGGTGCTGAACTTGATGTTCAAATGATTGTGTACGGATATGCAGCGTTCACTGCAAACCGTTACCCAAATGCTTGGGCGCAGATCAACGGAACGGGATTGGTAACTCCAACCTTCTAAAGCCGATACACAACATTTCGGATTAGAGCCGAAAGACCGCCAACACTTTTCACTGTGTTGGCGGTCTTTCTTTTTCTATTGTGTATGATTTGCAACATGAACAAACAAATTGAAGCCCTACTTGTTGAGCGTGAAGGCTATGTGCGCAGAGGTTTGAATGATCGTGTCAAAGCCTGTGATGAGGCATTGCGTGAGCTTGGTCATTCATTGAAAACTCCAGAGATTGAAACAGCGACTATTGAACCTGTAGCAGAGCGTGCTACACGCAAGGCTGCATCTAAGCGCAAGGCTTAACTCATGGCAATCGTGAATGGTTATTGCAGTTTGCAAGATGTTAAGTCTGCTCTCAGGCTGACAGACAATGTTGATGACGGGCTACTGGAGAAAGCGATTGAGTCAGCATCTAGGCGCATTGATGGTTACTGTGGCAGGTTCTTTTACAAGACCGCATCCACAGCAATAAACATTTATCCAATCAATGAATACCTATTGCGTATGCCAGAGGATTTAGCGAACGCAACTGTAACGATCAAGATTGATACCAACGCTGATGGCACTTATGCAACCACGCTCACTCAGGGAGTTGATTACATTCTTGAACCAACAGATGCTTCACTTCGTGGGTATCCGTATGTTCATGCTCGTATGGTTGGTGGTCAAACATTCCCGTTAGAAGTAACACCTTCTTTCCCTACTTGTCAGGTGACAGGGTTCTGGGGTTGGGATGCTGTGCCTGCTGATGTGTCGCAGGCTTGCGTTCTGCTTGCTATGCGCCAGTTCGCCAGATTGAACGCTGCGCTTGGTGTTGTTGGGTTCGCTGATATGGCGTTGCAGGTTCGGGCTGTTGATCCTGATGTGCGTGACCTGCTCAATCAGTATGTGGTCTTTGGGGTTCTCTGATGCCAGCTACCGTTTCACAAGTTGCTACAGGGCTGCAGACACGGCTGGCAACAATCACAGGTTTGCGCACATTCAACTATCAACCTGAACAAGAAAACCCACCTTTTGCATATCCACAGATCAACAACATCAATTATCACAGAGCCTATTCAGGTGGTGATGTGGTTATGGATTGGACTGTGTATGTGATTGTTGGTCGTTGGTTGGATCGCACAGCGCACGCAGCCCTTGATGATTATCTTTCTTATTCTGGTGCTAAGAGTGTGCGTGCAGCGATTGAAGCTGATCCTACGCTTGGTGGCGTATGTTCAACTTTGATAGTACGCTCAGGTGCAGACATAACCAGTCTTGATGCTGGTGGCGCACAGTTTTTAGTTATTCAAATGCAAGTGGAAGTTCACGGATAGGAAACATCACATGGCAAGTTACAAAGTAGTAAGCGACAACTTTGCTTTAGGCAAACAAGGTGAACTGCTGGACAGCGCACTGTTGGATGGGTGTAACATTGAGGCGTTGGTTGAAGGCGGTCATCTCGCTGAAGTCAATGCAAAAGTTTCAAAGTCAGTAACAAGCGAACAGGAAAAATAATCATGGCTCAGATCGTTCTTAAAGATGCTTCAATAACAATCAACGCTGTTGATCTCAGTTCATTGTCAAACAATGTGGAAATTGTTTACGAAATTGAGGCAGTAGAAACGACCACCTTCGGAGGCAACAGGTCTTTTATTGGAGGACTCCAAAATAATTCTGTCACTGTAGATATCATGCAAGATTTTGCTGCAACGAAAACTGAAGCAACAATTTTCCCATTGGTAGGAACAACCACAACGCTTGTGTTCAAACCAACTTCTGCTGCAGTTTCTGCAACGAATCCGACTTACACAATTAGTGGTGCATACTTAGCAAGTCATACTCCAATTTCTGCAACGGTCGGAGAGCTGGCAATGACTTCGCTAACTTTCACTGGCGGAACTTTAGTAAAAACAACTTCGTAATTTCATAAACAAAAACAATTAGAAGGAGACTGCAATGAAAATTGCTTTAATGGTTGAGTTCAATGATGGAACAAAGTCTGATGTTGATGCTGTATTTGCTGACTTCGTTGCGTTTGAACGCACATGGTCACGCAGCGTTGCACGCTTTGAAACAGAGATTCGTTTAACAGACTTGGCATGGTTGGCGTGGCATAGTGAAACACGCACACGCAAAACCAGTTTGAAGTTTGATCCAGATTGGATTAACACGGTTGTTACGGTTGAAATCCGTGAGGAAGTTGAAACCCCAAAAGCAGACTAGGTGACGATTCTGCTCATTGGATCGTTGCCTATTTAGCGTGTGAAACAGGCATTGCGCCAGAATCACTATTGAATGAAAGTGATGTGATGATTCAAGCCATGTTGGATTATCTAAATAAGAAAACAGAGCGTGCTAATCGCAGACGATAGTAAGATGCGCACACTATGGGAATCAAAGTTGATGTATATGGTGTGCGTGAAACACTTGCAGAGCTACGCAAATATGAGCGTCAAGCGTATGTGACCATTGAAAAAGACTTGAAACTATCTGCGAAACCTGCTGCTGATGCTGTGGGCAGGGAGTTCCCAGATGAGCCACTAGCCAACTGGCATACATCTGGTGGGCGTAAAGGCAAGGCAAGACTCCCTGAATATAACGGTGCTGCAGCCAAGAACAAGGTTCGTGTTGCTGTATCCACTAAGAAACCAACAGGCATTGGGAATCATGGTCTGATTCGTTTGCAGCAATCTGATGCTGGTGGTCAGGTGTATGACACAGCTGGATCAAACATTGGTGCTGCTCGTGGTTCTGGTGCTTCAGCAGGTCAGAAGTTTGTTGCCAACCTTGACAAACATTTGAGAGTGAAAACTAAACAAGGTAAATATCGTTCCCGTGTAATGTATCCAGCAACAGAAAAGCACTTACCATTAATTGAAAAGGCTGTTGAAGTTTCCATTCGTAAGATTGATGGTGAAGTGCAGAAGCGATTGAACGGATAACCCTATGGCAGTTGGCGTAAACATAGTC